GTTCTTATAAGTTTTCTTTCTTGTAATAGAGCGGCTAGACTTGCTCTTTCTACTACTCTAAACCATTTACCTTTGCCAGCATCTTGTAGTGCTTTAATTAAAATCTGATAAGACCCTTGTGTTACAGCACTTGACATTGAAGCATATTGCCCACCAGGTTTCTTTTGTCCTGTCATGTCCATGAAATCATAGACAGCGATAATAACAGGATCACCTTCAGGTGCCTGTATAGTTTCTAATTCTTTATATGCTACTGTTTGTGTTTGTAAATCAAAGTTTGTTGCATTACCAACACAACCTACAACAAACAATGTTGTTAATAATAAAGCTAACTTATTCTGAATCTGCATATGGATAATCTATTGTTGTGGTTACACCATCTTTGAGAATAGTAACTCTAACTGTTTCTGCTGGTATACCATTTACTGTACCTGTTGTAGTATTCTTATACCAATTAACTACTTCACCATTAGGTGATGTATAAGCACCAGATGGATTTGCTACACCTGTTGACCCAAATACACCGTCTGTGATTTGTTTTGCCAAAGCAGTATAGAATCTTGCTTCTAAATTTGTTTTGAATTTTTCTATTGCTGTTGCTGATAATTCTGCTTTTAGTGCTTTAGCATCTGCAACCCTTTTAGCGTCTAAGGTATCTTGTCTTGTCTTTTCGATATTCTCAATTGTGAGATAATGAGAAGATTGACCGTACCCACTAAAAGAAGGATTAGCAAATCCAAAAGTAAGTTCACTACCTTTTGCTGAAAAAGCACAAGCCAATACAATTATTACCGAAAGTGTTAAAAATATTTTAAACATACACTATTATTTATAAGTATAAATTTGTTCGTTAGACCAAAAAAAGGGGTCTTAACGACCCCTCATTTATAAGAATATTAATAGTTGACTACTTTTTCCAAAGTGCCCACAAAATACCTAGGGTAATAAGTCCAATAAGACCTTGTGATCCTAGGTCAGCTACGATGCTTGAAATGTTATTAATAACACCTAAAGAAAGAAATGGTACTTGACCTCCAAATACAACTTCTAAAGCAACTGATAGTCCTATTAGTGAAACTGCAACTGTTGTTACATTACTAATAGCGTCTGTTATTGATTTCCACATAAAAACTCCTTATGTTTTGTTTTGATATCTCAAACTTATTCATCATATAATCTAATATTTATATAAAAAGGGGTTAGAACATCATATTCTAACCCCAATATAGAGAAAACAGGTGGAGAGATTACTCTTCCTCAGCCAACTTACTAAAGTACGATAATGTTTCATCACTATCATCTTCAGTTTGTGGGGTAGGTGTATCTACTGTTTCTGCTACAACTGGACTCGGTGTTGGTGTTGACGGTGGGATCGCAACATCTTCTGCCGTGCCAGTACTTCTTACACCACTTAAAACTTTATCTAGTTTCGCTTTTAGCTCATCATATGATTTAAAGTTTTCAGATGCAAGAAATGGTTTTAGGGGATATTGTTTATCCCATATTCCTTCGATTGCTTCGTCATTGTCTTTTACAGCAGACGAACTATCAAATTCTGATTTGTCATAATTCCAGTAACCATCAACTTTTCTAATTTTTAGTTTAAAGTTTGCACCTTCCCAAAAATCAAATGGGTTGATAGGTTTCTCATCTTCAAATTCAGGTTTCATTGCTTCAGTAATCTTATCAAAGATTTTCTTACCGAATTTAAATAATTTAATTTGACCTTCGTTCTCAGGATGTTTAGCGTCATTGATGATTAATATATTTGCAACATAAGATAATTTTCTTTTTCTCTTTCTTGCAATTTCTTTATCAGCTTCAACACCAGAATTCCATAGTAAACTATTAGATTCACTAATCGGACATTTTTTGCCAAGTGTAGTTAGACTATTTTCAATAAACCATCCACCACCTGGTCCTTGAAATGCATGAGACCATAATCGTGCCCATGGTAAATCTTCATCTTTAACTGCTGGTAAAAATCTAAAAACTGCATAGCCATTACCTGATTTATCTAATTCTGGTTTCCAGAATCTATCATCAGCATATGAGTTCTTTTGTTTTTGAGGTTCAGCAACTTTTGAAAGTTCGCTGACTAGAGTATCTAGATTTGACTTTGAGCGTTTTAACGCTGCAATACTTGTATTCATATTTTTATATCCTTTGTATAATTATATTTGTATGTGTCTGTATTATTCGACATTATTATTTATATGCGAAATAGGGGAGACTATGGATTTACTCCCAAGTAACGAACCGGATACCATTTCCTATATCGTTACAACTCACTTCTGCCTGTCGGCAATTTGACACCCCTTGTTTTCCAAGTTATGCCTGGGTACAACCCCTAAGCGATCAAGTTCGAGCCTCTGGTGAAGCCCTCTTCCTTGCACTATAAAAAGAAAATAATTAGTTTTCTTTTGCATATATCTTATTATAACATATTTGAGAAGCTTTGTCAAGCACTCTAATATGTTTCTTTATTTGGTTCTTCATCATCGGCATCTAATTGAGATTTGTCCGAAAATTGTATTCCGAAGTCATCATCAAAATTTAGTATAAGTTCCTCTGAATTATCAGGTGCCTTCAATTCGACTATCTCTGCTTCTAGTTTTGATATCTTATCTTCGGCAACCACTAGTAAATGTTTTAATTCTCTTATCTCTATACCTGAATCCATCACAGTATGTTCTGCTGTATATCTTGCTGATTGATCCATAATTATACCAATGTTAATATTCTATTTCTTAATCTTGTAGCTCTATCGCCCACTTGGTCTGCCCATCTAGAGTCCATCATTTCTTCTGCTGCTCTGACCCAATCGTTGTCATTAACACCAGCAATAAAATTCTTGAATTTAGATAGACGTGGTCTTCCCATGTTAAATGCCATGTTCACTATTACTTGTTGAGCAACTTCTGGTAAATCATCTAAGTTAGGAAATAGTATTTTAGCTTCACTTATAAATGTAGCAACATCTGATTCAAATACTTCGTTTACTCTATCTTCACTTATCTCTGTACCATCAGGCTCACCATTTTCTGGGTCACTCTCTGTAACTAAATGACCAATGCCAAATGTAGGGTAACCAAGATGGTCTTTATATATCTCGTATTTTACACCTTCATCTACTTTTAATTGTTCTCTTAATGCTTCAATATTCATTATATCTCCTTTAGTTTATCTCTTAAAGTCTTTTTATATTTCGTAACATTGTATGTAAGAAATGGTTTATATCTTATCATTCTATCATACATTTTAGGCCATAATACTTTCTCACCTATATTTTTATTTAGTCGTTTAGAAAAAGATAATATATCATCTAGTATTATTAAAGTTTCAAAGTTAATTCTTCTTGCTAAAAACATCTTTAATATCGGTGGGTGTTGCCCATTCTTTGATGTAAATATATCATCAAACTCTATCTTTCTTTCCAGTATATAATCAATGTCTTGTTCATAGTAATAATGTAATGCCTCTAACTTTTTTGACCAGTCTTTGTAATGGTCGTCACCAGTTTTGCCAATGATGTCACCAACCCATAGATTAGTATTAGAAACAAAATTGCTAAGGAAGTAATTAACAATGCTGCTATCGTTATAAGATTTAGAAAGCTTATGAAAGAAATACCTATCCCTTCTTTTAGTAAACGTTTCCAATCTTGCAGTTGTTCTGCCGTTGTGTTTATGAAAGTCGTAAGATTGGTTCTTACTTGTGAAGTGGAGTTTGATTGCCAAATAGATTTTATATACTTCAAAACCATTCATTCGTTCCTTGTTAAATACCTGCGGCGTTTATTAATATACCGCCGACTATTGAAATCGTGTATGCCATAATTATTATTTCTAACATATATCTCCTTATATTGGTAACTTTGCTGTTTTTTCTTTTAGCATATTAAGGCCTTGTGCCTCATAAGCTATTTTTTCTTTTAGTGTTTTATTAATTAATGCTTTCGTATTACTTGGATCAACACCATTGTTTTCACAATATAAGATAATGGCATCCATGTAACTCATTCGTTTAGTTTTAACTGTATCTTCGATTAGTAGTGCAAATTTATTCGGTGTTATTATCATATTACTATTATACTATATTTTAAACTTTTCGTCAAGCTCTTTAAGGGTTATATATTCTAAATTTTCACAATCTTCCCATTCTTTAATTTTAATATTAATTGATTCATCTTCAGGATTAACTTTATAAAATTTCGTAAACTTGTATGAATCAAATGTGTTCTTATGTTGTTTAATCCAATGGTGTAAATCGTCTTTCTCTGATTTATCAGGTCTTGCATATTCAGCATCTTGTTTAGCATAACAATCGGTACCTGCATATACATTGTTCACTTTATCATCTGTTGAGTATAAATCATGACCAATAATATAAACTTCATCTGCACCCATTTCGCATGAAAGATAAACGGATCTAGTACCTGTAGCATAAGCAAAATCATTTATAAGTGGTTCTATACTTTGTACCTTATCTTCTTTTGTGCCAGTTACATATGTCATACCTGGGTTTTTACCCACACCTTGCATGAAAGTAAAGACACCATCAGCGCCATGATAAACTGCTTCTTGACAGCCATTAAATTCTACATCAACTCTACCTTTTTGTTCAGACAACATAGTTTCAGCAATAAAACTTGGTATCGGTGTCCAGTATCCTAAAAAAGATGTATTCTCAAAACAATAACCACTTCTATAAATCTCATGGTTTATTCTCGAATCTAATGCTACAAGTATGTCAGGTGTATAATCTCTATAGATTGCATTACACCCAACTACTTTACCATACTTTTTGTATTGTTCAATGTCTATTTCTTTTCGTGAATTACCATTGCCAAAACAAAAATGTATCATAATATAATCTCCTTTAGTTATGAGGGCGGGAACGCTTTAGGGCATCCCCTT